TTTTTTGGTATGTTCTTCAGAAGAACTACCCCCTTGAATCGTTTTACTGCACCGCAGCGCAGGCCCGTGCCAACTGTGCGCCTGGCTCGCTGGAGGACGTGGGGCGCTTTGCTGGCGCTGACATGCGCAAGGACCACCGTGGCAGTCAACTGATCCGACTGCTGTCCGTGCCGCAGGCCAATGGCCAGTTCCGTGAAGACGCCGCCCTGATGGCTGAGATGGTCGAGTATTGCGAAACTGACGTCAAGGCCATGCGTGCCATCAGCAAGGCCCTGCGGCCACTGTCTGAGGACGAGCTGGCCGACTATCACACCAACGAGCGCATCAACGACCGTGGCGTGCTGGTGGACGTGCCGCTGTGCCAGGCGGCTGTCAAATACTCTGCTGACGAGACCGTCGAGATTCAGCAGATCGTGTCCGAGGTGACCGAGGGCGTCATCACCAGCGTGCGCTCGCCTAAGATGCGCGAGTGGGTGCTGGAGCGCGTCGGGCCAGAGGCCAAGAAGTTGATGTGGACCGGCGAGAAGTATTCGATTGACAAGACTGTGCGGGCCAACTTGCTCGCGATGGAAGACAACGATGAGATTCCGGCCCATGTTGCAGACGTCATTCAATGCGCGGACGACCTCTGGGCGTCTTCGGTTGCGAAGTTCAACCGCTTGTCGAACCTCGCCGATGAAGAAGATCACCGAGTCCGAGGCGCTTTCGTTTTTGCTGGAGGGGCTGCCACCGGGCGAGCGTCGAGCTATGGTGCGCAAGTTCACAACTTTACCCGCAAGTGCGCCAAAGAGCCTGATGAAGTACGCCACGCTATGGTGCGTGGCCACGCAATCACGCCGAGATTTGGTCGCCGCATTACAGATGTGCTCAAAGGAATGCTTCGGCCTGCGCTGATTGCCAAGCCTGGCCACGTCCTGATTGCCTACGACTGGTCGGCTATCGAGGGCCGTGTGCATCCGTGGTTGTCCAACTGCCCAGCAGGCGAGCAAAAGCTGGACGTGTTTCGGTCCGGCCTTGACCCGTATAAGGTCAACGCAGCCGCCACCTTTCGCGTGCCTTACGAAGATGTTGCTGGTGACCAGCGTCAGGTCGGGAAAGTGCAAGAGCTGGCCCTTGGCTTTCTTGGCGGCGCTGGCGCGTTTGAGGTGTTTGGCCGCGCCTACGGCATCCGGCTGTCACCGGGCGAGGTGCAGCGGGCCGTGGACGGCTGGCGCAGGGCGAACCCGTGGGCGCAGGCGCACGGTCAGCAACTGGAAAGTGCGTATCTTCGGGCCATGAGAAACAAAGGGCATGAATTTAAAGCAGGGCGTGTTGTGTACTTGTTCGACGGCCAAACGCTCTGGTATGCTTTGCCCTCCGGTCGGGTGCTGTGCTACCCCAACGCCAAATTTGATGATGAAGGCAACGTGACGTACACCAAAGCAGCCTGGAAGCCCGCCGCTGACGCCAAAGAGTGGCCCCGCGCCCGTCTGTGGCGTGGTCTGGCTTGCGAGAACGTCACGCAGGCCACAGCGCACGACATCTTGCGACACTCACTGCGCCAGCTTGATGGCGTGGTCTTACACGTCCATGACGAGATCGTGGTTGAGTGCCCCGAGGCCGAGGCCGAAACGGTCGCTGCGCAGATGCACCAAATCATGTGTACCCCGCCTGCATGGGCGGCTGGCCTGCCCCTGGCCGCTGAAGGTGTGACCACTACCCGTTATTCGTAACAAAAAGAAAGCCCCGGCGGGTTAGGCCGGGGCTGAAGTTCCAACTAAAGGAGAAACCCGTGAAAGATTTCGTAGAGCATCTTACCAGACTTGCCCCCGAGGGCGAAACTTTTTTGCTGGTACGCCAAAAGCCCCAGCTGAAGGAAGGTGAGCTGCAGTTCCACGCCAACGGGGCTATCAAGGCCACATGGCCTGCCATGCTGCCCACGGCCAAGGTCAAGCCCGAGTGGGCCATTTACGGCAACACCGCCAGCTTTATCATCGACCGCTTTAAGGACGGCCACCCCAGCGCCAGCGCCGCCGCGTGCGAGTATGTGCTGGTGATGGTGCTGGACGACGTGGGCGACCCTGAGAAGGCCCCCAACATCCCACCGCTTGAGCCGACGTGGAAGATCGAGACCAGCCCCGGCTCGTTCCAGTGGGGCTACGTGTTCAGCGAGCAGCCCACCAAGGCCGAGTTCAGCGCCGCCATCCGAGCCATTGCCGATGCTGGCTACACCGACCCCGGTGCCTGCAACGCGGTGCGCAATTTTCGTATCCCTGGCTCGATTAACCTGAAGCCTGGCCGCGATAAATTCGCTGCCCAACTGCGTGAGTTCAAGCCCGAGCGTGACTTCACCCTTGAGCAGATTTGCGCCGCCCTGAACGTGACGCCTGGTGAAGCCGAGGACGCCTACCGCCCGATTCGCATCTCGGACGATGGCACTGACGATGTGATGGTGTGGCTGTCCGACAACGGTATGCTGCTGTCCAAGCCCAACCAAGAGGGATGGGCCGGTATCACTTGCCCTAACAGCGCCCAGCACACCGATGGCAACCCCGAGGGCCGCTACCTGCCCGCCAGCCGCGCCTTTTGCTGCCTGCACTCCCACTGCACCGAGCTGGATTCGTCTGTGTTTTTGCAATGGGTGGCCGACAATGGTGGCCCCAAGCACACCCCCGGCCTGCGTGAGGAACTGCTGGCCGCTGCAATGGAGTCAGCCCTCAGTAAGCTCCAGCCCACCGAATCGTTCCCCGATGCTGCGTCTGCTATCGTGGCCGAGGTCGAGCGCAAAGAACTGGGCCGCGTTGAAAAAGAGGGCTGGTACGAGCGCTTTGCTTACCTGCAAGACGATGACGCCTACTTTGACATGCAAGAGCGCCGCGAGGTCAGCCGCGCCACCTTTAACGCCATTTTTCGGCACATCGGCTGCAACTCGATTCACGGTCGACGCGGCAAGATCGAAGCCGCCACCAGTTTTGATGAGCACCGCCAGGCCAAAGGTGCCCGCTCGCTGGTGGGCCTGACCTACGCCCCCGGTGAGTCGATCCTCTGCGCCCGTGACGGCCTGGTGTACGGCAACCGCTGGCGCGACGCCCGTCCCCCGGCTGTGGCCGGTGACGTTGGCCCCTGGCTGGCTCACGTTGAGCGCATGGTCCCCGACGATCGTGAGCGGGCGCATGTCCTGAACGTGATGGCCTTCAAGGTCCAGAACCCCCACCGCAAGATCAATCACGCTGTCCTGCATGGTGGCGCGCCTGGTGCGGGTAAAGACACCCTGTGGGCACCGTTCCTGTGGGCCATTGGTGGCGACGCCTTGGTTAACGTGTCCCTGGTGCGTAACGAAGAGCTGACCAGCCAATGGGGCTACGCTCTCGAAACCGAGGTGATGGTGATCAACGAGCTGCGCCAGTCCGAAGCCAAGGACCGCCGCGCCCTTGAAAACCAATTGAAGCCCCTGATCGCTGCGCCCCCTGACATGCTGCCGATTAACCGCAAGGGCCTGCACCCTTACATGGCCCTCAATCGTTTGTTTGTCCTGGCCTACTCTAATGAGCGCGTCGCGATCAACCTCCCCACCGAAGACCGCCGCTGGTTTGTCATTTGGTCCGATGCTGGCCGCATGTCCCCGGCCGAGTCCGTGGGCCTTTGGACCTGGTACAAGGCCGGCGGCATGGCCCGCGTGGCCGCTTGGCTGCACCAGCGTGACGTGTCCGCATTTAACCCCGGCCTGCCCCCGATGATGACCGAGGCCAAAGCGATTATGGTCGAGGCGGGCATGTCTGGCGCTGAGTCGTTTTTGGTGGAGCTTATGCGCGCCCGCATCGGTGAGTTTTCCAAAGGCGTCGTTGGCGCGCCCTGGCATGCGCTGTGCGATCGCCTGCAAGGGTCCGCGCCTGGCGCAATTAAAGTCGTTCAAGGCGCGCTATTGCACGCCCTCAAAGAGGCGGGCTGGGTTGACTGTGGCCGCTTGGCATCGCGCGGCTATCAGACCAAAAAGCATATTTTCTGCGCGCCTGAAATGTTAAGCGTGTCTAAGTCAGACCTCCGCGCTATGGTGGAAGAGCCACCACCGTCGGCGCTGCGTGTGGTGAAATGAAGAAGGGCCCGTTAAGGGCCCTTTTTTACAGTTTGAACAGTACTGCAAGCAGCGCGGCCAAAACGGCCGCCAGCGCTATCATAGTTGAGCCTCTAGTATCTGCATGGCCACCATTGGGCTAACCAAGATAACGTCGCACGCCCGGACAATGGCCGCGTGCATGTCCGCGTTTTGATTTTCCGCGTTGGTTAACTCAGACTCTAAGACCTCACACTCTAGGGTCTTAATTTTGAGGTCCAGGGCCGCGGGTTTTAGCGTTTCGATCTCCGCCGTCGCTTGGCCAAGCGCATGCTGCAGCGCTTCGATACGGGCGAACAGTTTGGCCGCGTTTTCAAAACCTTCGGCATGACAGAGACGTTCGGCTTCGGCCGCGGGCATGCGCATATAGTCAAAATCCATTTTGGGTCTCCAAGTATTCGGCCACAGTCCGGCCGGTTAAAAAAGCATGCTCCGCGCTTGGCAAGTCAATTGGCGCGCCGTCGGTAGCGTCGGCCAAGTCAATCAGCCACTGCCAAAATTCTTTCACTTTCATAGTGGTGCCTCTGGCATGCTGGCGCGGATTTCCGCGGGTGTCCAAGGGACCGGTCCGGCCGCATCGGGAAATGGCCACACTACAAAATCTTGTAGGTCCGCGCGCATAACCGAATACGGCCCGGTTTTGAACAGCGCGTAGTATTGGAAATAGATTTCCATCAATTGGACCGGTTTACCCTTGTAGTGTCCTTTGGTTCCCGGCCGTGGCCACGTTTCCCGCGTCGGGTACCGGTCCGGCCGTGGGTCATGCTTGTAGCCCGGTATTGGTGATTCATTCATAAATGACCCCATTGGCTAAAATTTTGGTTAAGTTTGCGGCCGGTACGTACCGGACCGTCTCGCCGTCGGCGCGGACAAATGTCCGGCCAAAATCGACGCCGACGACGCGGCCGTCAATTTCCACCACACGCCCGCGCGCGTCGGCCGTCGGCTTGTCATAACCTAAGCGCTTTACTACAGCGCGGGAAAATGCGACGCTATCGCCAATTGAAAATTTCACGTTTTGCCCCTATAGCCGGACCGATTGTCCGCATATGCGGCCATGCGGCCGCATAAACTGAAAATCACGCGGCCTGCAACATAAAAACGCGCTTTTTGTGGCCAAGCGCATGGTCCGCTATCACAATATCTTTGGCCGCTTTGGCCGTACCGCCGCAAAGCATGCATGTGTCACATGTGGCTTTTTTGCCCGCTTCGGCCGACGCCGGACACATGGCTTCGCCCGCTTGCTTGTCAACACCTACAGAAACGCGGAAAACGCGCATGCCGTAAAGGTTAGCTTGTGCCGCTTCATCGATTGTGTCCGCGCTAGCCATTACAAGCGGACCCCATGCGGCGTGATCAAAACCGAAGGACTGCCATTGGTGCGAATAACCCACAATACCGGCCGCGTCGGCCGTTATGGTTTGCCACATGCGGACTGGCGCGGCCGCGGGATCCCCGTACGTGCCAAGCCTTACTTTGCGGCCGCTCAAAATAGCGCGCAATTGGTCCGGCGTGGCTTTGGTATAGCGGCCGCGTTTGTAGGCTTCAAACACGGACCGGACCGAACGGCCGACGTTCACATAACACGGCGCTTGGCCGTTATCTTTGGCCAATATCGGCCGGTGAACACATTGGCCACAAATTGACACGTCGGCGCCAGTTTTGAGCGCGTCAACCGGGTTGACGTCGGCGCGGAGAATAAAGGTTTGCACCAAGTCCGCGCCAGTTTTGGCGTTTGCGGACCCTTGCAGTTTGTTAACGATAACGACAATTGGGCGGTCGTCGATTTCCGAAGGACCCTCATATGCGATATAGCCAAGTGTTTTCATGTGGATCCCCTTTACAGTGGTTTGACAATTGCGCGAAGCGCGGTATCGATGTGGGTGTCGTCTAAATACGAATAAAGCGCGTCGCAAATAAAGCGCGTGCATCCGGCCATGTAAGCTAAGTCCCAGCGATAGCGCTTATCGGTCAGGTTTTGCGCGCGGTATTCGGCGCGCTTTTCGGGCGTGTCCAATGGGCTAACCATTGTGGCCATTGTGGCAAAGTGTTCGTTTGTGATTTTCATGCGGATCCCCTTATTTGGTTAAGACGTCAAAATAAGCCAACGCGCCGACAAGCAACGCGGCCGCGATAACAAGCGCGGTGAGAATGTCAAGAATTTTGTCTTTCATACAGTACTTTCACGGGTTTGTTGAACACAAAACAGAGTGTAAAGCATTTCCGCCCACAAATGTGCATTGTGAGCGTGTTTGTTACATCTTGTTACATCTTTCGGTTTGTTGGCGTGCGTGGGCTATAAATTGGCTATGGTTTTGGCGTGGCTTGACCTACGCGCGAAGCCACTAGATACAAGGCTTTGGGGGGTTTGTTGGCTATGTTGGCTATATAGTTGAATGATGAAAATTTTTAACTGCCTATTATTTAAGCAAACGGGGTCAAGCGAATTTAATTGGCCGCCAAAATAGCCAACATAGCCAACAAGTCCCCGCGCCGTTAGCGCCGCGCAAAATGGCCGCGCATGATGTTGGCTATGTTGGCTATTGTTTTTTGATAGCCAACATAGCCAACAAACTACAGTCTATACAGTGATGTACATGCATACAGTACTGTATAAACGTACATGCATATAGTTTGGGTTGACCGCTTGGTGTTGGCGGCCAACATAGCCAACCAAATGTTAGTAAGCACACACTGACTGCATGGTGGATTTTGCTGGAGGGGGGAGGGGTAGGGCCGAGCGATGGGCCAGTCGGTAGCGTAGCGTTCACGAACAATTTTTTATTTTTTAATATAAGATGCACGCACGCATCCACGCGGCCATACAACTATGAGTTTCCATTCACTGCCACTTGTCATCAACGAAATACGCGCCACAGAAGCGGTGCTTAACCGCATCTACGACGCAGCCAAGCTCGGGTTAAAGGGCGACAACTTAGCGTTGGCGGCTGGCATGGTGCCCACCGCCTACCGGCAGTTGTGCGAGTTGGATAGAGTGGCGCAGTTGGCCGAACAAAAGGGCCGCGCTGATGGGGAGCTGCTGGCGTCTAAGCAGTTGCACAAAGCAGCCGAAGAGGGCGACGCCAAGGCAGCGTTGGCTATCCTGCAAAACGTCCACGGCTGGGTGGCCAAGCAGGCCATCACCGTCGATGTTAACCAACAGATCAGTATTCTTGGTGCGCTGGCCGAAGCCGAGCGCCGAGCAGCAGACGTGGTGGATGTCATCGCGCACGAACCGCAACCAGCACTGCAAGCGCGGCTGGCCCCACATAAACAAAGCGCCTGATGCAAACCACCATCTATTCTGCTGAAGACGAACAAGAGTTGATGGCCAGGCTCTGGTCACCACAGTACAAGGACAACCCACTGGCGTTTGTGCTGTACACGTTCCCGTGGGGCGTCAAGGGCACGCCGCTGGAACACTTCAATGGACCGCGCAAATGGCAGCGCGAGGTGCTTCAGCAGATCGGCGACCACATCAAGCAGAACAGAGGTAAGCTGGACTTCAACACCCTACGCCACGCAGTCTCATCAGGCCGTGGTATTGGCAAGTCGGCACTGGTGTCATGGATCGTCATCTGGATGCTGTCTACACGCATCGGCTCGACCACGATTGTGTCGGCTAACTCAGAAAGCCAATTACGGTCGATCACATGGGCCGAGATTACCAAGTGGCTAGCCATGTCACTCAACTCACATTGGTTCGAGGTGAGCGCCACCAGGCTGATGCCAGCCAAGTGGCTGACCGAGTTGGTCGAGCGCGACCTGAAGAAGGGCACACGTTACTGGGGCGTCGAGGGGCGGCTGTGGTCAGCCGAAAACCCAGACGCCTACGCGGGTGTCCACAACTTTGATGGCGTGATGGTGATCTTCGATGAGGCCAGCGGTATTGACGACGCCATCTGGGCGGTGACGGCTGGTTTTTTTACAGAGAACACCCCGAACCGCTTCTGGCTGGCGTTTTCTAACCCACGGCGCAACACCGGGTACTTCTACGAGACGTTTCACAGCAAACGTGAGTTTTGGCAAACCAAGGTGGTGGACGCCCGCACCGTGGAGGGCACGGACAAGCAGGTCTACCAGCAGATCATTGATGAATACGGACCGGACTCATCGCAGGCGCACGTCGAGGTGTACGGCGAGTTCCCGAACGCTGGCGACGACCAGTTCATCTCCAGCCTGGTGGTGGACGACGCCATGAAGCGGCCTCAGTACAAAGACCCAAGCGCTCCAATCGTGATCGGGGTAGACCCGGCGCGGTTTGGGGCAGACGCCACCGTGCTGGCGGTCAGG